TAGCAGGAGTCTTTTCATCTTTCTTAGCCATTGTCTCGATGATAAGACCAGACCATTGTGCGAATACGCCACCGCGATCTAAGAGATACTGACAAGCATCATACTTAGTCATTAGGTTAGGCAACTCAATGAGTTCTAGGGGAGAATGTCCGCCCTTGGCCAAGACCTTAGTACGGGATACGATATCGTTTGCGAAACGAACTTTTGTGATACCATTTTGTGTGGAAACACCGACAACTGAAAACATAAAATACTCCTTAATAATAAAAAACAAACTTCACCGAAAGCGTCTGCTCTCAAACTCTATTATAACACCAATTCGATCCTGTGTCAAGCATAAAGTTTGGCAGCGTTGTTCTTTCACAACACCGACTTAACTTTAGCAGAATGTTTGCACATTCTACGGAATTGGAAGCCAACGCAATCACAAGACACTTCGCCATCTGCAGAAATGACATTATATGTCTTACCCGAAGATTTTGATTTGACTGTAAATATGCGCGCCATGCTTCTTGTTTCTGTAAAAGTATGCCCAACTATAAACTTCTTATGAATATAGGATATGGGATATTCTGGATTGCCTGTACGAAGAGACAAATAGTCTTTGTCTAGCCATTTTGGATTAGGAACGACTTTGCCCTTGAAGGACTTGATGTCGAACTCCTGTCCTAGAATGTTAGACTTCCACTTAGTCGTCAATTCTATATCTGCACCTATTGAAAAATTCATAACCTTTTCCTCATTCGAACCATAATTATAATACCTTTTGGAATAGAAGTCAAGCATTTTCTGCCAAAAAAATACCCCAGTCCTTGCTGGGGTAATAATTTATCATTAATCTTTGGTTTTTCGGACTTCTGCGTCTTCGGTTATCTCTATAATACCTTTATCTTCAAAAAAGCCAACAGTGTCAGATATGCCCTGATGGTATCCATTAATTTTACAAGCCCAACATGCTGCCAATAATAAAATGATTTGCACTATATCATAAAATGTAAATGTAAAATGTTCCATTACTTCTCCTTATAATTAAGTTTGAATTACATGATATACTCCTATCAATCATCCAAAACATTATCTTCTTCATACACAAACCAATCTTTTTGCCGCTGTCTAAGATTTTTAAATTGGTTGTGTTCTATCAAAAATTTTGCAACAAGACTATTTTCTAAACCGTATGCCTCAATCTCCCAAGGCTGATCCCAGTAATGAACATCGTCTTCGTAAGTTTCTCCCCTCCACACTGTTACATATTTTGTCTTTTTATATCTATCCTTCATCTCGCCTTTAGCCATTTGTTTAAGATGAACCATTTCATGAGCAAGTACAGAAAACATGTGTATTTTCTTTTTTGTTCTTTGAATATCTATTACAAAACTTCTAGGGCAAGGTAACCCTTCTTCTATAAAATCACAATATCCACCAGCATCAAGTTTTTCTTTGATATTAATTTTGATTGAAATATTTTTTTCTAATTGAGAAGACAGGAGTTTGTCTGCGAATGATTGTGCTGCTAATTTTAGTAGTTTTGTAAGATGCATATCTTTCGCCCCACTAACAGTAATTAGCATGTCGACTCCTTGTTGGTTACATTTTATTTATATGTTTAATATAAGTTAAATCTAAACCCTCTATCTTTTGAGTAGATTCTAATTTTTGACTTAGTTTAAAATCTGAAATGTTCATTGGAATAGGAGTGTCTAATTCCTGTATCGTGTTGTTTACATTTGCTTTTAATTTTAGATTACTTGTTGTTAATCTAGTACTACTTAATTTTTGCATATTAGACCTTTATCTTTGAGAAGTCTCGTCTTGGACTATTAAAAATCCCATCAAATGCAGGATCAACTGCGGGTTTTTGCGGAGAGCGTTCATGTACAATACCAGAATCACTCAAACCTTTTTGGGCAGATTGTTCTAAATCATATAGTTTCATTTTTGCTCTATCCACACCTATTACAAATCTCTTATTAAGTGTAGGATCATTATATCTATTCTTAAGTTGTTTAACCATCAACTGATTCATCTTTTCCATATCCTCAGTAGATATCAAAGCAAACATAAAGTCCACCGTCGCAGGTAGGCCAAAAGATTCAGATGTATCGGTTAGTTCAACATCTGTATTTCCATATCCGCCCCTAGTAGTCTGTGTAGCTGAAAGAATAGGAACATTCTCTTCTACCGCCAATCCTCTAAGTTCTTCAGCAATAGACTTAATTAAAGTATAAGAATTAATATTTGCTCCACCTTTAAATCTAGATGATGCACAAATATTCAAATAATCAATAACAATTAGATCGGGTTTAAACTGTCTCTTTAGTTGTAACTCATTCAACAATGCTTTAAAGTGTCCTGTATGTGCACCAGTTGTAGGATATTCTTTAATAATTAAAGTGCCTTCTGTCTTTGCTTTAATCTTTTCAATACGATTATCAAAAATAGATTTAGGAAGATCTTTAAGTTGATCCATAGTGATGTTCATTAAATTTGCATCAATACGTTCCGCAATTCTTTCTTCTGCCATCTCTAAAGTAATATATAATACATTTTTGTTCTGTGCGAGTACTGATGCTGCAACATGACACATGAATAAAGATTTACCTACACCTGTGCCTGCCAAACAGACATTCAAAGTCTTATTAGGCATTCCGCCATTGGTAATTTTATTAAAGTAATCTAAGTCAAAAGGAACTCTGGATTCTACACGATGATAGAATTCATATCTTTTATCTGCGCTTTCAATATAGTCATGCCCTACATTATTATCGAAACAAACACCTAGTGCATCTTGTAATAATTGAGGAATACCATCTTCAGACCGTGCTTTATCTCTTCCATCTATGATAGAGATAGATTGTAGAATCGCATTATAGATTGCCTTATCTTTACAGAATTTTTCTGTTTCTTTATAAAGCCAATCTTTATTGTGGTCGGTGGGTTCTAGTTCATGTATAAGTTCTACCACTTCCTTATACTGATCTTCATTTAAAGTTTTATCATTTTGTGCAGCAATTACCAATGCATCCTTTGTAGGAATTACATTATACTCATCAATAAAACTCTTTATCTTTTCATAAACAATTTTTTCTGTGTTTTCTATAAAGTAATCTCGCTGTAGAAACGGGATTACTTTTCTCATAAACACATCATCATTCGCTAGATTCTGAAGTATTACCTTTTCTATTTTCGTATTCATTAACAGCCTTTTGTAAAATATCACTAATAATAAAATTTAGCATTGCATCAAAATTATTTCCTGCAACTTGTTCAACAGTCATACCGTCGGGTGGCTGTACCACGGTATAATCAAGGATCAATTCGTTGGACCCATCCTTTTCATCTAATTCATTAATGGATATTGCAGCACCTGCAAATTCTCCATCCAATAATTTAATGCCCCATACTTCCCCGGCATCGTTTCTAATTACCCAAGGTTCATAATTCACTTGCATGTTCGAACTCCTCGTCTATTGATGTGTCGCTTATATCGTTAGCCATCATTTCGTTTGTTGCCATCTGATACTTAGATTCAATATAATCTCTAAAGGGTTTGCTTGTCAACATGGGCATCCAAAACTCTTTAGTGTAAGTATCCTTTTGTCTGTATTTTTTCTCTTCACCTTTAATAGAATACCAACCATTGGAGGGCTTAACTACAAAGCCACCGTCAAGGGCGACATCTAATAAACCAGACCATTTACTAATACCGCCCTCAAATAATACTTCAACAGGAATTTTAGATTTTTCTCTTACAAATCTAGATTTCTCAACATTAATAATAAAGTTATATCCTACAATATCTGTACCTTCTTTTTCTTGTTGGCGACCGATAATAAAGATATTGTCTGCAGAATAATAAATGCCTGTTCCCCCAGATACAATCTGTTTAGGGAACAAACCAATTTCAGAATAAGTATGATTGACAACAACCATAGGAATATCTTTAATTGTTAAATGAGGTGTAATCATTCTAAACAAAGACTTCATCTGTTTAGCACGAGTCATATCTGCAACAGATTTACCTTCAAGTGCATCATCAACTTCTTTCTTAGATGCAAGATTACCAACCGAGTCCACAATAATAATAACATGATCTCCTCGCTCAACATTATTGATCTGAGACATAATATCAAACTTTAATTGTTCAATATCAGTTATAGGTGTGTGAAGTACTCGACCGGTATCGATCCCGAAGCTATCGAAATAAGACTGAGGACTGCCAAACTCACTATCATAAAATAATACCACAGCATCTTCATATTTTTCCAAGTAAGATTTTGCAAGTAACAGAGAAAACGCTGTCTTAAAATGTTTAGAGGGGCCTGCAAAAACTGTTAACCCAGGGGTCAACCCACCTTCTAAACTACCAGACAGAGCAACATTAATCATAGGCACCGAAGTTTGAATCATATCCTTTTTATTAAAAAATTTGGATTTGTTTAAAACTTCAGTTTCTTTGATAGTAGAATTCTTTTTCAATTTATCAAGTAAAGACATAATAACTCCTTAAGTATATTTCATTATTATATAGCAAAATGCATTTTTTGTCTATTCGCTTTTGCCACATTTTGCTCTTTTAGCATTGGTTAATTTGCCAAAATCAACCTTCCATTCTGTACCAGGTGCAAGTTCTGTGCCACCGTTGGGTGTCGCAAAATTGATCCCCGATTGTTGTTTGATATCATTAACCTTAACACGAAATTTGGTTAAATCGTTTCCTAAATTAGGATATGGTGCAACGTGTGGAAATAGCCAACCTGCATATTCTTTTGTTTTACCATTGATTACAATTTTATAATAAGCATGGGGAACAATTACGCCCGACCCAATTTTTTTATTTTGCTCAGTATAAATACCGCCACCGTAAATTGTAAATGGTGCATCTAGTTGAACTGACCATCCGCGTACAGATGTTTCTAATAATTTCCAAATACCTCGATTCAATGACCCTGCTTGAGGTAACATATTAGTCATAAGGAATGATTCATATTCTACCTGTTGATCCCACGATAAATCTCCGTCGGGTGATACGTGACCTTTGTCATATCCTGTCCCAGCATAGTCGTCTGGTCTAGGTCCATTCTTTACAGATTGATCTGCGACAAATGCATTTGTTCTTGCAACGCATCCAAGTGCATTTGCCGGTTGTAATGTGTATGATACATATGCTGGAATTTTTGCAGGAGCATCATATGCCACAAGGTATGCCTGTCTACAAATAGGCGTAAATGTTTTCTTTGTATCAGCAAATCCATATGGAGAATGAATTTTACATTGATCCACGGGTAAAGGTTGTCTTTGATCCCAGGCAAATGCATGGTTATTCCATGCAGGAAATAAAAATCCAACTACTGCCAATGATGCCCATACTGCTTGTTTTAATAATTTTTTCATCCGAATAATCCTTCTAATGTTGCTTGTGGTTTAGCAGACCAACCTATTCCATTTAATATTGTATTCATAGGTTCGAGAAATGATTTCTCGAACATAGTATCATAATCTGCGTACTTAATCAGATCTAATT